GGTGTAGCTGCCCACCCTGGAAACCCCTGGACGCGAGGCAAACAGATAGGCGACGTAATTGCCCGCGCCGGCGTTGGTTGAACCACCTGTCCCGACCGTGAACACTGTAGGCGTTGGCGCCGTGTTGGCCCACGGGAGAGAGCTTGTGGTGGCTGCGACCGAACCCGTCCCGCTGAACAAAGCAAGGGCTTGCGTTGCACCCAGGGGCGCTGCGTATACCACACCTTCATTGCCCCCCCGTGCCTTGACGATCATCAGCTCGGGGGCCACTTCCAGCGCATGGCTTTCGGTTTTGGCAACGCCTGTCCCGGTATACAGCACCACATCGAAAAACCTGGGGGCTCGCCTCAGGCCGTAAGTCAATACTTGGCGGCCAGCAAAGTCGCCGTTGGCCCCTCCACCTGTGTCCGTGATGTTGATACTGGTTTGTCGGTCAAACAACACAGAGACGCCGGCGCTTGTTTCGCCTTGTGATGCGCTCGTCGCCAAACCGTTAATGGCTCCTTGCCCGCCGCGCATACGGTCAATGGCAAAAAGCTTGTTAAAGCTGGAAGAGTCTCGCAGACCTGTCAAAAACAGGTCCGGCGGAAAGCCAAATGTCACATTGGAATTCCCGCTAGTCCCAGGCGACGCATGTATTTCGGGCATGAACACCGAAGTGCCTATAGTTGGCGGCCTTTGTGGCCGACGAATAGCGACGTAGTAGTACGTTGCGCCGCTGGTGTTGAATTGCGCCGAGGTGCCGATGACTTGGAACCCGTTTGAGCGCAGGCTAATTTGCCCTCCTAGCACAGCGTCGGCCACCGCCCCATCGGCTTGTTGGTACTGGTTGTCGGTGAGCGACATGCCCCGCAAGTTGTCGGTGATCGTGAGCATCGACTGCGACCCGCCGCCTGCGCCACTCGCCTTGACGATGAGGCATTGCGGTTCCCAGCCAAGCGTTACGGTCGGGCCGGACGCGCTGCCGTTGCCAACCCAGCTCCCGCATTGAATGATGCCGTCGGTTGCGGCGTCGTGCGCGAACAGGTAGGCCACATAAGTGCCGCCCGAGGCGTTGACGTTTGCGTCTATGCCCACGGTGAACACACTGGTCGTAGGGGCAGTGTTGTTCCAAAACTGGGACGACGCATTGACTGGTTGTTGCCCGCTGATGTTGAAAAAATTTGTAGCGCCGGCGCTCCGGTGATAGGCCAACGCAGTGCCGGAGGTGTCGGTGCGTTTGACCAGAATAAAGCCTGGCTCGGCGCCAAGCTGGTGAGCAACAGTGCGAGCCACACCTGTGCCTGTGTAGGTCACGACGTCGAAGAACTTGCCGCGACGCCTAAACGTCCAGGAAACGTAATTGGAACCGCCTGCCGCGTTGAACGCGGCGGAAGAATCGTTGCCCAACGTGTACCCGTTCGCATTGAAGCTGGTCACGGAGCTGGTGTAGGTCGTGTTTCCGCCCTGTAGGGAGTTGCTGGTGGATACCGCCACATTGGGGCCGCGCAACGTGTCAATGAAAAGATGGCCCTGGGTCGAATTGCGAACTTTTGTCCACACCATCCCGCCATAGGCCGCAAGGTTGATGCCGTTGACAATGTTTTGCCCAGGACCGGCGCCTGCTACTGACGTGCCTGCGTAAAGGAATGTGGCAAACACGTCCTCGACAAACAGTGTGCCGCCCCCTCCTGATGTCAGCGCGAGCTTGGTAGTCATCAGTAGTTCTGCCCAACAATTGAGGCGAACCAAGTGGTGCCGCCGTCATGGGTGGTAAGGGTGAAGATGTCGATTTTGGTGTTGGCGCTGGTCAATGCCGGTGCCGCGCCGCCCGGCCACCTGACTGCCGCCGGCCACGTCACCGTGCGAGCCGTGCCGTCCGCCGTGAACTGCAACAGCATCGTGTAGCTGAAGCCGGCGCTAGGCAGGTTACTCAGTGTCAGCGTGGTGATGTTGGAGTTCAAGCTCACCGCGAACACGGCGCCGGCTGAACAGTCGAGCGTCAAAGTGCCAGCGCTGATGGTCGGGTTCGTTCTGGTTTCGCGCACCGAGCGGGCCAGCACGGCTCCGCCGTTCGGGTTGAGAACCAAGTCGTAGTTCGTCGCGTAGTTGGACGGGGACCGAGCCTGTAGCCACAGCGACCCGCTGGCGTACACGCCGAAATCCAGCGCGGCGCCGCCTGCGCCAAACCGCGCCGCACAGTTCGGGTCTACCGCACTGCCGGATGCGGCTGGCGCCCCGCCGGCCAGTGACCGAAAGGTGTGCAAGCCGTATTGGGGGACGATGCCCTGGCCCAACAGCCCCGGCACGGACAGGTCTTGCGCGACCGTCGCAAGGCCTGTGACGCTGATCGTCCACGAACCGATGGTGCCGCTGCCGCCCGTGGCCGTCACGTTGACCACCAGGGTGCCGCCTACGCCGTCGTAGGAGGTGATCTGGCCGATCATGTAGTTGGACGGTGCCGACGTGCTGGCGATGATGACAAACTGGCCGATGAACCACGTCTTGCCGGCTTGCGTGGTCAGCGTCCTGCTGCCCGTGCCGATGAGCAGCGAAGTGGTGGACGAGCCGCCGTTGGTGGAGGCGTTGACCGCCGACTGTCCGATGGTGACCACGGTCTGCGCGACCGCGACCATTTGCGCCAGCGCGGGCACAAACCGCGTGCGATGGCCGCCGTTGGCCAGCCCGGTGGTCGGGTTGCTGTCGTCGGAGACAGTCGAGCCGTTGCCGCCGACGTTGGCCGGGAAAGTGACCGAAGCCATCAGATGATCTCCTTGAGTTCAAAGCTGCCGGTAAACCGCGTGGGGTCCGGCACGCCAATGCCGTTGAGCGCCGTCAGGCGCCCGGCAAAGGCCCGCAGCGGGATGTTGCCGGTGTCGTCGCTGTCCGGCACCAACAGCACTTCGTTGGACAGTCCCGCCTGCCGCTGCATGTCGAGCGCGAAGCTGTACGCCTCGGTGCTGGTCATGGCGTCGATGCCGAAGCGGAACTGGCGACCCTTGGGGCGCGGGTCGAAATACATCGTCCCCGACAGCGTGGTCACCGAGGGCGACGGGTCGAAATAGTTGATCTCGGCGCCGTAGCTGTAATTCACGCCGGGGCGCCACCCGCGAGCGACGATGCAGCGCCCTATGTCAATGAAGCCGGCGCTGTTGGTGGTGTCGTCGATGCCCACCTCCCACCAGCGCAGAAACTGTTCGTTTGGCAAAACGTGGACAAACGGGCTTTGCAAGCCGACGAGATCGCCCGCCGTCAGCTCGCCGGTCCAAAAGTTGTTGTCCTCCCAATTCCGCTGACCCATGGCAAGCGTGTCCGGCGGGTAACAGTCGATCCACCCGCTGTCGTAGGTCACCGTCGTGTAGCCGGCGGTTTCGTAGCCGTACACGCGCACGCGCCCGAACTGGCTGATGGTGTGTGCCAGCAGCGCCACCACCCCCACCGCTCGCGCTGCACCAAAGTCGATGCGGAACTGCGTGGCGGCCAGCGTAGCGTTGGCGGTGCGGGCCACGCGCTGGATGACGGGGATTTGCAGGTTGGTCAGTGGCAGGTTGGCGTTCCACGATCCACCGGACAGCGTGGCGCTGTCGATGCGGTTCTGCCAGGCCAGGAAGACGTTTGCCATGCTTCAACCCCAGAGCGTGAGCGTGAACAGGTACTGGCGCATGTCGGCCTGGATGCCCGTGATGAGGAACGCCTTGCCGCTGTTCATGCCGAATCGGTTGACCTGCAATGTGACCGTCCTGCCAAGATCGAAGACCGCCGCCAGCGCAGGGTCCACGCGCACCGTCACCCGGTAGAAGTCCCGGCGCTGCTTGTAGATTGTCAGGCGTCGGGCGGCCTCGGTGGAAGCGTTGGCATCGCTGACCAGAACCGTGTCGATCTCAAGCTCGGGGCTGGTGGGGTTGGCCGTCAGGACAGCGGCGTCGGACGCCTCGACGCGCCGGTACTCCTGGCTCAAGAATTCCTTGCGGACCTCGGTGACCGCGTTGGTCAAGTCTTCCTGCGTAAACCAGATGCGCTGGTAGCCCAGCTTGATCTTCCACGCGGGCATCCCGGCGCCCGCGTCTTTGCTGGAGACGCGCTCGATGTTCACGATCTGGACCGTGGTCAACGTGCCGACGCTGTTGGCGATGTTGGGCAGCGCCACTTGGGCAATGCGGAACGTGCCCGCCGTGTCTACCCCGTACCACGCGCCCACGCTCATCGCCAGCATGTCGAGCACGTCGATGGCGCTCACGTCGCGGTTGTCGGGCACGTACACGCCGCACGGGAAAGGCGCCGCCGTGTCGAGCGCGGTGATGTCCGCCGCCGAGATGCCACCCACCGCCACACCGGCCTTCTGGAGCACTTGGCTCCACAGTTGGGCGGCGGTGCGGTTCGCTGCGGCCGCGCCTTGTGTGGCGTCGAACGTGAGCGTGCCTTGGGTGTTGTCGGCCAGCCGCACAAAACAGCCCGCAGCGCTGTTCCAGACCCGGTACTGGCCCGCCGCCGGGGCGGTGGTTTCCATGTCCGCCTGGGACGCATAGGCGGCCCCTGCGGTCAACGCCGCACCCCGGTTGTAGACGGCATCCACCGACTGCAAGGCCGAGCCGTCGTGGAGCTGGTAGATTTTCCGGGTCGTGTTGACGCACGGCGCCGGGGCGTTGAAGACCTGCCCGTAGACCAGCGGCTTGGGCCGACCCTTGAGGTCGCCGGCCACGCCATCCAGCCCGGCGGGCAGCACGTTGGTGCCGCCGTAGCGCACCTGCTGCAGCGGCTTGGCGATGGACAGTTGCTTGTCGCGCACGCGAAACCGCACCTGCTGCCAGGAGAACTCGGCCTGCTCGATCAAGCCGTCGATGATGACGGTCCACGTCGGGATCACGCCAGGGTTCACGTCGGCCAATCGGATGATGATCTGGCGCCCGCCGAAGCTGTAGTCCAGCAGCGCGTCCAGCCCACCGTCGAAGTTCGCCAACACCAGCTCGCCGAAGCCGAGCTGCGTGCGCCCGAAGGTCTGCTCGTTCTGGAACATCGTCCGCTGGAAGTTGCCGCCTTGGATGATGCGGTTGTCCCAGTAAGTGTTCGCAGGCGACTCGGTTGGCCCGCTGACGTAGCCGTGCGTCGAGTAGCGCAGCGTGCGCGTGCCGGGGATGGTCGCGTCGTAGGCGGTGATCTCAGCGGTGACGACCAGCATTGTCTAGACCTAATCAATGACCACGGAGAAGCTGTTGCCGCCGATGTTGGCGTTGTAGGTCGGCGCAGACGCATCGAGCGCCGCACCCGTCGCAGCAGCCGCCGCAGCCGCTGCTGCCGCCGCAGTGTTGGCGGCGACCTGCGCTTGCAGGTTGGCGACGTTCTGGGTCGCGGTGGCCAGCGCCGCAAGTCCCGTGGCGATGCTCACGTTGCCCTCCTTGATGGCCGTCTTGATCGCGTCCAGCGTATCGTTGCCGGTCTTGATGGCCTGGGTTACGTCGGTGATGGCCTCGGTGGTGCTTTGTTGCTCGGGCAGCATCTGGTCGAGGACCGACGTGTCGGGCGCCTTCTCGGCCAGCTCGGCGAGCGAACCCTCAATGTCGGCGGTCTTCAGCGCCTCGGCCAGCCGGGCGAACTCGGGCGCGATCTGGAGCAGCGCCACCACCAGCTCCTGGCCTTGCGCGGTGCTGACATCGACGCTTTCGACCAAGGCCCGGAATTCCTCTTTGGTGGACAAAGCGCCCGCATCGGTGACCCCGGCAGCTTCCAGCGTTTGCTGAAGGTTGCGAGCCGTCATGCCGATCTGCTCGTCGACGGTGTAGTAGCTCGCCACGAACGCACCGGCCAGCGCGGACAGTTGCTCGATGCCGCCGGCCAGCGCGATGATGTTCTCGCGGGCGTCAATGGATGACGTGGCGATGGTGCTAAAAATGCCGCCCAGGCTGTTCAGCGACTCGGTAACCTGGGACAGCGCGACCAGCCGACTCATCGTGTCGGCGATGGTTTCGCCGGCTTGCTGGAACGGTGTGAGGACAGCCTCGAACTGTTCGGTCAGCTTGTTCTGGTAGCCCTGGAAAACCAGCTCGATGGCCGCCTTGTCTTCCTCGGCGTTGCCCGTCAGCTTGGTCTTAAAGTCGAACGAAACCTGCGCCAGCGCCTCGCCGGGCAGCTTCAGCGCCTCGGCCCACGCCTTGGTCTGGTCGAGAACGCTCCTGGCGCCCAGGTCGAGCGCCGCCGACAAATCGTCGCCCAGCTCGGAGCGGTCGGTGCCGGACCTGTTCTTGCGGAACCAGCCGCCCTTCTGGAACCAGTCCTGATACCGCTGGCCGGTGGCGTCACCGCCCGTGATCGTGCCCTCGATGCCGGCGTCTTTCAGCTCCTTGGCCTTCAGACCGAAGGCGCGGTTCACCAGCCCGCCGATCACGCCGGCAATCGGGCCGATGCCAGGGATTGCACTGGCGATGCCAGCGATGGTGTTGACCACGTTCTTGCCGCCCAGGCTGTAGCCGCCCGACAAAGCGCTGCTGATGCCGAAGCCAGCCATCGCGTTGCCGGCCATGCCCGCAAAGTTGCCGATGGAGCCGGCGTTCTGCATCAGCGAGCCGCCGAACTTGTTCAGCGCCCCGCTGGTGTTGTTCACCAGGAAGTTGCCAATGCTGTCGGCGCCGAACGACGCCATGTTGCCCAGGGCGCTGTTGATCGTGTTGCCGTTGAAGAAGTTGCCGATGGTGGACATCAGCGAACCGCCGCCGCCGCCCATCCCAGGAAAACCGCTGCCGCTTGCCATCGCGTTGGGGCTGAACATCGAGTTCATCGCCCCGGCGATAGGCGCCATGATCGGGCGCACGATGACGTTCGCCACGAAGTCCTTGAAGGCGTTCTTGAAGTAGTCCTTCAAGCTGTCCATCAAGCCCTTGCCGGACTCCAGGCCGTTCATGAAGGCGGCAGTGAGGTCGTCCTCGATGCTCTTGGTGGCCCTCGCCCACTCCTCGGCCGCAGCCTTGGCCTCCTTGACGACGGCGTTGTTCTCCACCATGTCGGCCCGCTCGCGCAACAGTCGCGCCTGTTCCTTGAGCTGCCAGTTGGAGCCGGTGCCCTCGTCGTACATCGACGCGGCCCAATCTTTCTCCTCGGCTTGCTGGCGCAACAGCGCAGCCTCACGGGCAGCGAGCTGCGTGGCGTTGAGCCCCGCCTTCTCGTTCTGGTCGGCAAGCTGAACGTTGGCCTTCCGCATCGACTCGGTTTCGTCAATCAGTGCCTTGTCGTACTTGGACGACGCGGCGGCCACCTTCGCGTAGGTTGCGTCGAGGTCTTCCTGCGCCTTCTTCTGCGCCTCGGCCTGCGTCTTGACGACGGGCTGCTTGTTGATAAGGTCGCCGACAGCGGTGTTGTATTCCTCCTGGGTCAGCTTGCCGTTCTTGTAGGCGGTTTGCAGCTTTGCCATCGTGTCGAAGTAGTCCGCCGACAGCCCGGCCTGCTGCGCCTTAATGCCGGTCACGAACTTGTCCAGCTCCTCGTTCTGCTTCTTCAGCGCGGCGGCGTTTTTGTCCGCCTCGGCGCTGAAGTCGAGCTGTTTCTTAGTGTTGCCGCCGGCGGTGTCGATCTTTCCCAGGCCCGCCATCGTGTCGCGGAACGTCTCGCCGATCAGCTTCTGGTTCCAGATGGCGGCAATGTCCTCGCCCGCCGCCTTGCCGACTTCCTTGACGCCTTCCCAGCCGGTCTTCAGCTCGCCCCAGGCACCTTTCAGTCGGTCGTTCACCGACAGCGAAGGGTCGTTGCCCACCTTCATGGCGTTTTGGAACGCCTCGAACATCGTCGCTGCGCCCGCCAGCAA